ACTATATAAAGAGTGTGTTAATAAAGTTACTGGACATAGGAAGAGTTTAACTTACAGAGTTTAACTATACACTTACAACTTAATATAAGTAATAAATGATAGTAAGTTTAACTTAGATAGTTTAACTATAGGGTTGACACCCTTCTTAATAGTTTGTACACTATCCATATGTAACACACATAAACTTGTATAAACATAAGTGTTACATTCCTGGTACGTGTCACAAACATATGTGTACACTCTCCTCATGTCTCCTCTCTCCTAACATGTAGTTTGCGACACGTACCCTTTTTATTAAGAAAAGTGTTGACAATGCCTGTTAAACCCGTACAACTATATGCAGATGATAACATACTAGAAGAGTTTTACTCTGCTTTAGCTGACGGTAGTGCCAAGCGTATACGCCGTATTCATATCCCTCGTAGTGACGTGTTTTATGCCCGTGCAGCTATAGAGGCTGACACTGGGGTGAGGTACTCTCTGGATCACGTAGAGAGGGCGATGTACTTAGAGGGCATGTTATCTCGCAGTGATGTGTTAGACCCTGACAGGAAGAGACCTTATGGCGATTGAATATAGAGGTGAGAAGTTTGAAGGTTACAACAAACCCAAGCGTACTCCCAAGCACCCTACCAAGTCCCACGCTGTCCTTGCCAAAGAAGGTGACACCATTAAGCTCATCCGCTTTGGTGAACAGGGAGCGTCCACAGCAGGTAAGCCTAAAGCAGGTGAATCTGATCGCATGAAGAAGAAACGTGCATCCTTCAAGGCTAGACATGCTAAGAATATCAAGAAGGGTAAGCTCTCTGCTGCGTACTGGGCTGATAAAGTAAAATGGTAAGCATAGGTACTCTAGGTGTTATGATGGTATGTATGTCTGCCTTAGCTGAGCATTGCCAGGTATTGACTAGTCCGTATGTGTTTAGCAGTGTGGAAGAGTGTCAGGCTTCTATCGTAGCTGAGGCACGTAAGATTAAAGAGCAGTATAGTTATGCTACGATAGTGCCTAACTGTGTAGCCCTAAGCTACAATGGGGAGCCAGCGTAATGGCTAAGTCTAAATCAACAGTTAATGCAGCAGGTAACTACACTAAGCCTACTATGCGTAAGAACCTTGTAGCTAAAGTAAAGGCTGGCAGTAAGGGTGGTAAGCCTGGGCAGTGGTCAGCACGTAAGGCTCAGATGGTAGCCAAACAGTATAAGGCTAAGGGTGGAGGCTACAAGTCGTGAAGAAGCCTCAGAAGTCCTTAAAGAAGTGGGGTGACCAGAAGTGGCGTACCAAGAGTGGTAAACCTAGTGCTAAGACTGGGGAACGTTATCTTCCTGCTAAGGCTATTAAGTCTCTTAGCAGCAGTGAGTATGCCGCTACAACCAGAGCTAAACGCAAAGGCACGGCTGCAGGTAAGCAGCATGTACCTCAACCTAAGAAAGTTGCGAAGAAGACAGCAAAATACAGGAAGTAACGAACATGATGATGAGTTTGATGTTAGGGGAGCCACCTGAGGTAGACCCTAAGAACCGTGACCGTGCAGAGACATACTGGATGTATGGTGCTACTGCTGAGGAGCTAGGCAAGGCTTGGGATAAGCCTACAGAGATGGCTGAGCTAAAGACCTGTGGTAACTGTGATTACTTTGACAACCGTGCTCGTACTCTCAAGTCATTGAACATTGAGTCTGGCTTAGGTGCTTGTAGTAAGTTTAAGTTTGTTTGTAGTCAAGAGAAGTCCTGCCAAGGGTGGGACTGTAAAGATCAACACATGGATGAGGAATACACAACATGACAACATCACGTAGAGCAAAAACAGCATCTCTGGATAACTTTGTCAAAAACAAAGATAAAAAGGATAAGAAGTTTGCGTCAGAAGTAAAAGCTATACGAGAAAAGTATAAAGATAGAGGCACTGCTGGTAAGGAGCAGATGGAAAAAGAGTTATCTTCATTGCTTCGTAACTATGAAAAAGAGCGGAATACAAACGTTAACAAGGTTATGCAGGACGAGGATAACATTATCAGGTACGGTAAAGATTCTATGAAGGGTAAATCCTTCGCTAAGTACAACAAGGGTGGCATGGCTAAGAAGAAGATGGGCTATAACAAAGGCGGTTACTGTGGTGCGTCTAACCCAGCAGAACGTCCAATGAAAAAGAGTAAGTAATGAAGTATTACCATAAATACCAAGAAGCACTGGAAGCTAAGGGCTACCGTGTAGATGAGCATGGCTACGTGTGGGACTCTATGGGTAACCAGTCAGCTGGTGAAGACAACTACGGTAACGTACAGAGTAAAGACCCTAACGTTAATGCTATCTGTGAGGAAGCTGATATTGTAGCTACACAGCCTAAGAAAGCTAAGAAGGCTGTAGCACCTAAGGGTAAGAAACGTGCTCGTACATCTAAGGGTCACTACATAGCAGATGATCCTAGCACACCAGAGAATGAAGCGTGGGTTGACGAGTAATGAGTTTAGTTAATCAGGGCAAGCCATCACGTATGCGTTCTGTGTATGGTCACAACAGTGGCACTGCTACAGAGGTTGTATATACATGCCCTGCTAACTGTGTAGCTGAGGTTACATTCATCCACGTAGTTAATGGTGGAGGGAGTACAAACTCTGTAGATGTAGAATGGTATGTAGCAGCTGATGACTACACGTCTCACTTTCTGTCAGGCAAGAGTTTGAATGCTGGTGATTACGTTTCCTTTTCTGACATTGATCTAGTACTACAGCCTGGTGATAAGATACAAAACGTCCCTACTTCCGCTGGTCATATCGACACTATCCTTACTGTAACTGAGACGTTTGTCCCTGTAGGTTAGCATAACGGGTATGCAAACTTAGTAGAGGTAAATAGCGCTAACATGAGTATAACTATGTAAGTCTAGCAATGGAGCTAGTCTCAACACATAGGAACATACCATGTACGCACTAATCGTTAAAACATTCACAGACTTTCTTGCAAGCTTACAGAAAGCACAACAAGCCCGTGCTGACTACTGGATTCTAACCAACATGTCAGACAAAGAGTTACATGATATTGGCATTGCTCGTGGAGAGATTCGCAATGTTGTGGCAGAAAGTTTCAAATAGTTAGGAGAGCTATTATGGAAAACGTTAAGATACCCTTAGCACTTGTAGCCGCTATGGCTGTACAGCTTGCTGGTGGTGTGTGGTGGGTATCTCAACAAGCCTCCACAATAGCTAGTCTAGAAGAAACAGTAAGCCAGCTTGGCTCCCGTATGGCTATAGAAGATAACGTCAATCTTAAGCGTGACGTATTAGATAACGCTATGGAGATAGCCTATGTATGGGGTGATGTAGAAGAGTTATGGGAAGAGTTAGGATCTTTAACCCGTACTATCTCAAGGATTACTGAACTACAGCAACGTGTAGCTCTTATAGAGAATGATCTAAAGTACATCAATAGAGATCACAATACCGTCATGCAGCCTATGGTTAAATAAGGTGGTTGATCCTTTTACAGCTATGGCTACCGCTACAGCAGCTTACAATGGCATCAAGAAAGCTGTATCAGTAGGCCGTGAGATAAGTGCTATGACTGGCGCAGTATCTCAGTGGTCTAAGGCTGTTAGTGATTTAGACTTCTTGGAGGATAAGGCTAAGAACCCTCCTATGTACAAGATGTTTGGTGACAACCAATCTAATGCGTTGGAGATATGGTCACAAAAGCAGAAGCTCAAAGAGATGCGAGAAGAGCTTAAGGCACACATCTCTTGGACGTATGGCCCTAGTGCATGGGACGAAATAGTACGCATAGAAGCACAGCAGCGTAAAGAACAACGTGAGCTAGTCTATAAGAAGCAAGAGTTCATAGATACCTGTATTAATTGGGCTGTAGGTATTGCAGTATTATTAGCAGGTGCTGGCGCTTTAATAGTAGCTATGTACTTCTTAGGCGTAAAACAAGGCAAGTGGTAAGGAAACAACATGGCTAGAGCACTAACAGAAAAGCAACAGCGCTTCCTAGAAGTACTCTTTGATGAGGCTAACGGTGATGCAGTAGCAGCTAAGAAGCTTGCAGGTTATGATCCTGCATCTAGCACAGCGGCTATTGTTGAAGCTCTTAAGGATGAGATTGGTGAGAAGACACGTACTTACTTTGCACGTGTTGCTCCTAAAGCTGCTATGTCAATGGTAGGCGCTTTGTATGACCCTACTGAGCTAGGCATAAAAGAGAAGATGGTTGCAGCTAAGGACTTGCTAGATCGTGCAGGACTTGGTAAGGTAGACAAAGTAGACGTAACATCTGGCGGAGGCATCTTCTATCTGCCACCAAAAGAAGGTTCAAACGAATAATACCTGATAGAGATTTAGGGTTCTGGCAGTTACCATTACCTCCCAAGAACCACACAAAAGAATGGCATCCTATAGTTAAGATTGCTAAGAAAGTACCGTTTGGCTACAGGGTAGATCCAGAGAACGATAGGGTGCTTTTACCTATTGAGTCAGAACTTGAGGCTTTAGAGCTTGCAAAGCGTCACCTTAAGCAGTATAGTTATCGTGCGGTAGCAGCCTGGCTAAGTAAAGAGACAGGTAGAACTATATCTTTTACAGGTCTAAAGAAAAGAATCGAAGTTGAGCAAAAACGTAGAAAAGCAATTACAATTAAACGTAAGCTTGCCAAGTGGCTCGAAGAAACGCTTGAGCAAATCGAGAAGCTCGAAAGTAAAGGCGCAGGAGCCTACACAGACCCTAACGAAAAGTATTGAGGAGCCTGTTGCTACTGTTGTAGAGAGTATACCTGCACAAGTTAAAGCACCTGAGTATGATGTTGAGGAAGCTCAGCAGGTAGTATTCAAACCTAACCCTGGCCCACAGACATTCTTCTTGAGTGCGTCAGAACGTGAGGTACTTTATGGTGGAGCAGCTGGTGGGGGTAAGAGCTACGCCATGTTGGCTGACCCTCTACATGGACTAAATGACCCTAACTTCTCAGGGTTGCTAGTCCGACATACTACAGAAGAACTAAGGGAACTAATACAAAAGAGTCAGGAGTTATACCCCCGTGCAGTACCTGGTATTAAGTGGTCGGAACGTAAATCGCAATGGACTTCTCCTCAGGGTGGCAGACTTTGGATGTCTTATCTTGATAAAGACACGGATGTCACACGCTATCAGGGTCAAGCTTTTAACTGGATTGGATTCGATGAGCTTACGCAATGGTCTAGCCCTTACGCTTGGGATTATATGAGGTCTCGCTTGAGATCTGCACATGCTTCCAATCTTGGCCTATACATGAGAGCAACAACAAACCCCGGAGGAGCAGGACATGCTTGGGTTAAAAAGATGTTTATTGACCCTGCAATCGGTGGTAAGCCGTTCTGGGCAACTAATATTGAAACAGGTGACACGATTACTTTCCCTAAAGGGCATAGTAAAGAAGGCGCACCTTTATTTAAAAGACGCTTTATTCCAGCCTCTCTATTCGATAATCCGTACTTGGCTGACGCTGGCGACTATGAAGCAATGCTTCTCTCGCTTCCAGAGCATCAGCGCAAGCAGTTACTTGAAGGTAACTGGGACATTAACGAGGGGGCAGCTTTTCCAGAGTTTGACCGAAAGGTACATGTCGTGGACGCATTCGATGTCCCTGACTCTTGGGCAAAGTTTAGGGCTTGCGATTACGGTTATGGTAGCTACACTGGTGTTCTGTGGTTTGCTGTAGCCCCTGATGAACAAGTAATTGTGTACCGTGAGATGTATGTCTCTAAAGTTACAGCTTCTGACTTAGCAGATTTAATACTTGAAGCAGAAGCAAAAGATGGTACAATACGATACGGAGTGCTGGATAGTTCTTTATGGCACAACCGTGGCGACACTGGGCCTAGCTTGGCAGAGCAGATGAATCAAAAAGGGTGTCGTTGGCGTCCGTCTGACAGGTCAAGAGGCTCACGTGTCGCAGGTAAGAACGAGATACATAGACGGTTAAAGGTGGACGAGTTCACTGAGAAGCCTCAACTTGTATTTATGGATAGCTGTACAAACACTATTGCACAGATACCTAGTATTCCTCTGGACAAGCGAAACCCAGAAGATGTTGATACTCACGCAGAGGATCACTTATATGACGCTCTAAGGTATGGTATTATGACACGTCCACGTAGCAGCATATGGGATTACAACCCAGCAAAACAACGCACTGGCTTTCAGGCTAGTGATCCATCATTCGGGTATTGATAATGGCAGAACAAGAAGAAATGTTTGAAACAGATGAAGTCGTAGCTGCAGAAGAC